GTACCCGTAATCTCAGCGTTGGAGTTATACACCGTAGTGTCTGCCCCTAGATTTGCATTGGCCGTATAGAGCGCCATTTTGAAAACGTCAGTAGTAAAGTTATGCACAGCCAACAGAAGCTGCTGCTTGAACGATGTGGTTAAGCCTTGCGCGATCATTGGACAGCCACCCTAGCTTGACCACTACGATAGGCATCTTGTCTTTCAAGGCCATCGCCGAGTCGTTTAGCCATCTGCATAGCCTCTGTGTACTTAGCAACATACAGCTGCAGCATATCCGCTTCGCCTTTCATAAAGGTATAGGCTTCTACCAACGAGCCATACAGCAAAACGGAGTCAAAGTTGTCGCCCAACCAAGACGTACCTGAAGTCACGATAGACTCTGGATAGTAGTAGAAATGCAGCTCAATCGTTAGGTTAGCACTAGGCGTAGGGCCGAGGATAAACGTCAGCTCATTCGTAATTTCGTTGCTGACAATCGCAGGGCCAAACAAAGCGTAGTATTTAGGTGTCCCAAGCGTTGTTGGGTTTGGATACGCCTCACGGATAAAGTTGACATCCTTGTTAAGCAAGAACTCGTACGTTTCGTTAGCCGTACCGTAGCCCGTAATGACTGCCATGGAATACACC